GTGAAATCCGGCCACAACGACACAACCATGGGGAACACGATTGTCAATGCGCTGATCGCGCTCGAGGCCGTCGTTGCGTGTGGATTGCGTGCGTCGATTATCGTCGCGGGCGATGATTTGCTCGTGGCGGTTGATGGCGCATTCGATGAGCATGCCGTTGCTGCGGTTGAACGCGGCTGTGGCATTGTTCCCGAATATCGCAAATTCCACTCGTGGTCGGACGTCTCGTTCATTAGCGGCATGTGGTGGTATGCCGGTGGCATCTACAACTTTACTCCGAAGTTGGGTCGTCTGCTCGCGAGGCTGTGGTGGACGGTGCACCCCCCGGGGCGCAAGCACTTTCATCGGTATCGTGCTGGTGTCTCAAAGGGGTTGGCGCCGACGGTGGGGCCGTTGCCGATATATTCGGCCCTACTGGGACAGCACGTCGTCGACTCTATCGTTCCTGCTGACAAGCGTTTCGATTTCGTGTATGGGCGCGCGGTTGCGTGGCCCGGCGATCTCGTTGCTTTGGTCGCGGAGCGGTACGGTTTGACGAGTGAGGAGGTGGTCGACGCGGATCGTGTTCTGCGTCAGACTGATCGTCCGTGTGTTGTCATCCACCCCACGCTTGAGTGGATCACTCGACGTGACACGTGTGATTTGGCCGAGCGCGTTGAACTCGGCCTTTGAGCGCGGCAGCCTCACAAACTGCCGCAGCTAACACGTGCCTTAGTATCGTTGTGATGTCTGCTCCCGGTGGTGCTGCCGTTTCGGCGTCGCCGCTTTTAGCGGATATTCATCGTAGGCTTGAGACGCTCGGTCTCGACCCTACGGCCCGTGATTGGCTTATCAAAGCGTTGCACCCCGCTGCCACGCACGAATGCCCTTCGATTCCTGATGAGTCGCTTGCCCATGTTGTCCTCCCGGATTTTCGCGACACTGCTGTCCTTTCGGCGCCTGCTGGTCTTACCACGGCGACTTGGGACTTGTGTGTTGTCGCGTGTCCGGGTGATGTCAATGCGTTCTATTGGGGCTCAGGCCCCGCTGGGACGAACTTCACTACGCAGGCTGCGCCGGCGGGTTATCCCGTCGGCTCGGCTGCGGGTGTTGTTGCTGGTCAACCGATTGACTGGCTTACTGACATCACTTTGCAGGACACTTCGGGTGCTGACCGCACTTTTGCGGTCCAGCAGCCACTCTCGGCGCCTTTTCAGTGGCGCCCACGGTATCGTGGTCTTACGTGCTACTTGACAGCGTCGGCGTTGAACGATCAGGGAACAGTCTATGCTGGGCAGTTCCCTGTTGATTATCAGCGCAGGATTCCAACGGCCTCGTCAGCAATGACGGGGCCGTCTACGAATTTTGCGCTGGTTTATCCGGTCTTCGCCAGTGCCGCTCTTGATGAGAACGTGATGCAGCTGCTGTGTCCCAAGCCGTATGTTGCACCGGCTCGCAATGGTGTGTATCTCCCCCACCGCTTCCATCGGCCGACGATTCCGTTCGCCGGCCTTGAGGTCATGCGTGGGGAGGTTGGTCACATCTTGCCGGGTACGTCCAACATTATCCTGTTTCAGGAGGTTATCGCGGGCACCAATGGCGTTACTAGCAATCGGTATAACTTCATCCCGGTGATTCCCCAGTTGGTTGGGCCTTATGAGGCAACTGGGCCGTCAGGTTATGACCCTTCGTGGGTCACGACCGTCGGGGTGTTGCAATCGAGTGTTGGTTCCGTCATGGCGCCCTGCGATACCGCTATGGGGGCCATGTCGACTTCAGTTGTGATTTTCCGCGGGTTGAGTCCTGCGGCTAGTGTCACTGTGAGGGCGTATTATGGTCTTGAGGTGATCCCGCAGGTTGATTCGCCTCAGCGGCAGTTCACGCGTCCGCCGGCGCATTTTAGTCCGCTTGCGATGCGTGCGTATCACGAAATCTCGGCCGTGCTCGACCTGGCGTATCCCGCCGCCTATAACTCCTTGGGAGCGTTGGCGGCGGTGATTGGCCAGGTCGCAGCTCGGGTCGCACCGTACGTTGCGCGAGCGCTGCCCTATGTTGGGCGTGCTCTGCTTGCCGCCC